AGTTCATTAGGATTTTCTGCTAAACCTTTTAGAGTTCTTGGAATTACTTTTAACGAAGATTTAACAGTAGCATTATCTTTAGTAGAATATCAAGCTAGTCATTATACTTTTGCAACTAAAACTCAAGCACCAACAGTACCAGCTACTAATCTTCCTAATCCATATTCAGTACAAGCACCAGCAATATCATTATCAGATGAATTGCTTGAACTATTTGATGGTTCAGTAGTTTCTAAATTAATAGTTAATATTACAAGCACAGATTCATTTGTTAATGATTTTGAAGTTGAATACAAAGAATCTACTACAAGTTCATTTAGATTAATGCGTAGAGGTTCAAATAAAATTATAGAAAAATACCCTGTTAAAGAGGGTGTAATTTATGATGTAAGGTGTAGAGCAATAAATTCTTTTGGTGCTAAAAGTTCATTTACAACAGTACAACATGAAATTATAACTGCTTTTGACCCACCTGATGATGTAACCAATTATTCAATAGATGTTGTTGGAGATAAACTTCATCACACATTCGATGCAGTATCAAACTTAGATTTAGATTTTTATGAGATAAGATTTACTTCAGACACTACAGAAACACTTTATTCAAATACAACAATTCTTGTTCCAAGAATTGCAAGACCAGCAACTTCAGTTGTAACTCCATTTGTAGGAAGTGGAAAATACTTTATTAAAGCTGTAGATAAATTTAATATTAGATCAGCCAACGCAGATTCAGTTGTTATTTCAGATCAAGTTTTTGAGGGCTTTAAAGCTGTTCAAACAATTACAGAAGAAACAGCATTTGATGGAACTAAAACAGATTGTGTGGTTGTAGATAATAGTTTGATATTAGATACTTCAATAAACTTTGATAGTGCTACAGGAAACTTTGATGATGCTACAGGATTATTTGATGGTGGGTTTGGAAGTGTAAAATCTTCAGGTAGTTATGCTTTTAATACAGGGTTTGATTTTAGTAATAAGTTTAAATTTAAAGTATTATTAAATCAATTAAATGTAGATCACTTAGACTATATAGATAACTTTGATTCTCAATCAGGATTATTTGATTCTAAACAAGGATTATTTGATGGTGGAACAAGTCAAGCTATCTCAACTAATGTCCAACTACAAATATCTTTATCAGATGACAATGTAAATTTTGGTAGTTTCCAAAACTTTAAGTCAGGAGATTATGTTGCACGAGCAGTAAAATTCAAAGCACTATTAACTTCAAGCGATACAAGTGCAACTCCTAAAATAAACAATCTATCTTTAAAATTCGTTTTACCAACAGTTATTCAAGATGATTCTAATATATCATCAGGAACGGATACTGCTGGAAAATCAGTTACATTTACTAATGCTTTTTATCAAGTTCCGTCACTAACTGTAATTGGGCAAAACATGGCTACAGGAGATTTTTTCACAGTCACATCAAAAACTAGAACAGGATTTATTGTTGAATTTTTTAATAGTTCTGGTAGTACAGTTGATAGAACATTTGATTATCAAGCAAATGGAATAGGTACACAACAATAATATTGTAAATTTTTAAATATAAAGGTATATATTAAATATGGCACAACACGATTATACAATAGCTAATCAAGGCTTTCCAGCAACAAGGTCTGATCTTAATAATGTTTTACAAGCAATAGCAACAAACAATACAGGAACATCAGCACCTAGTACATTATATGCTGGTCAATTTTGGATAGACACAACTGCAACTACATGGGTTTTATATATACATGATGGAACAGATAATATTCAATTTGCACAAATAGACACTTCAGCAAATACAGTTAATTTTATAGATTCAGCTTTAGCAAATGATGTTGTTATTAATACATCAGGTGCAATTACAACAACAGGGGCTTTTACATCTGTTGGTATAGATGACAATGCTACTTCTACTGCTATGACTATTGATAGTTCGGAAAAAGTTGGTATAGGAACTACATCGCCATCTACAACATTAGATGTAGTTGGAACAGGAGTTAATGGAATAGAATTAGGTGAACAAAGCGATGGTAATGACAGTTCCAGATTATTCTTTACTAATAGTACAAATGTTTGTGCAATTCGTTCATCTGGTGGAAGTTTAAAATTTTCTACTGGTGCTACTATAAATTCATCGTCTGGAGATGATAGAGTTATTATTCATAGTAATGGAGTAATGTCTGCTACTAATGGTATTGCTCTTGGAGTAGGTGCTAACAACACATCTTCAAATGTTTTAGACGATTACGAAGAAGGATTACATACTGTAACTGCTACTGATAGTGGTGGTGGTGCAACTATAACTATGAATACTAGTTTTGACCAACTTGCATATACAAAAATTGGGAGACTTGTTCATATTCAAGGAGTTTTATTATTTGCTTCTATAAGTGGTTCTTTTTCTGGTTCTTTAACAATATCATTACCATTTACTTCTTCAAATGAAACAGATCAAGGTGGAAGAACTATTATGGGTGTTGGAACTCATAATGTAGATTTTACTAGTGGAACTCAAATTTATCTTAGCATAGGAGAAAGTAGTTCAACTGCTACTTTAACAACACAAGGCGATAACATTGGTGGTGGAAATGGACAGCCTCAAGGTAGTGGTCAATTATATATTGGTGGAACTTACATAGCTTAACAAAAACAAAGGAGACAACAATGACGATAAAAAAAGAAACACAGATTGGTAAAATCGAAGTGGTGGGAAAATACAAATCAGTTCAAGTAAGAACAGATACTGTAATTATCGAAGATGGCAACGAATTTTCAAGACAGTATCATAGACATGCTTTGATGCCAGATGCAGATATATCTGCTGAACACTCAGAGGTTCAAGCAGTATGTAACGCAGTATGGACACAAGATGTTAAAGATGCTTATGCAACTTTTAAATCTGAACAAGAAACAATAATAGAATAAAAAAATTAATAAGGAGTAGTAATGTCAGATATTACAATAGATGGTAAAGAATATAAAAAAGACGAAATGTCTGAAGAACAAGTTTCAATCGTGGGAAAACTTGCAAACATACAACAATCAAAAAATAATCTTTTATCTCAAGTTCAAGATTTAGAAGTTTTAGCAGATCACTATGTAGGTAAATTTAAAACTGCAACATCTAAAGAAATAGAAGAAAAACAATCTGAACAAAAATAATCTTTATGGAAATCTATGGAGAAATTTCTAAATATACTTAAACATTGGAGAAATAATTTATGGAAGAAATCAAAGAAAGAATTAAACAGCATGAGGGGTTTAGGGATACTGTGTATTCCGATAGTTTGGGTTTCGCTACTATTGGCTATGGTCATCTTGTACTACCCACTGACAATTTCGTTGAGGGTAATACTTATGACAAAGAAACTCTTGAAGAAGTTTTTGATAATGATTTTAAAATAGCATCAGATTCAGCTAGAGAATTATTACGAGATATAGAACATAATCATATTATATTTGGTGTCATTGTTGAAATGTGTTTCCAATTAGGCAAACCAAGAGTAATGAAGTTTAAGAAAATGTGGGAAGCACTAAAAAATAATGATCTTGAAACAGCATCAAAAGAAATGATAGACAGTAATTGGCACAAACAAACTACAAAAAGATGTGAAAGTTTGGCTAGTGTAATGAGAAATGCTAACAAATAGGAGAAGTTATGTTAACTAAAAAACAAAAAAAACTACCAATGGCTTTACAAAAAGCTATTATGAAGAAACAAAAAAAAACTAAAAAAAGGAAAAAATAATGCCATATCATAAAGGTTCTCACTCAGGTGGGATGAAAAAGAAAAAAAAGAAAAAGAAAAAGAATAAGAAGAAGTAAATGGTAAAAGTAGCATCAATCACAGGAATTATTAAAGGTTTAAAACCTAGACAGCAAAAGACTATGAAAAGTCATGCTAGACACCACTCACTAAAGCATATGCGATCTATGGCCAGAGCCATGAAAAAAGGTGCTACTTTTTCTTCTGCACACACTAAAGCTATGAGGTCAGTTGGAAAATGAAAAGACGTAGAGTACCAAAAGATAAGAAAACAAAAATTCCTAAAAAATATTTATCAGGTCTTAAAGGTGGTAAAAGATCAGCTAGAGTTGAATTACTTAAATATATGTCAAAAGCATATAAATCAGGTGCTAGAATACCAAGATCAATGTTTAAAGCAAGAGTGAGATAATGGCTGTAAAAAGAAAACCATTATCTGCACAAGTTATTTCAACACTTAGAGCAAAAGCAAAAAACAGAAAAAACATAACTTTAGGTACATTAAAAAAAGTTTATCGTAGAGGTCAGGGTGCTTGGCTTGGTTCAGGTTCAAGACCAAAGATACCTATGGCTGGTTGGGCTATGGCCAGAGTTAATTCTTATCTTCGTGGTTCAAGAAAACACGACACAGATTTAAGAAAGAAAAAGAAATGAGTTTATTTCAAAATACATCTCTCCCTTTAGGAATAGCAATTCAAAAAGGTATAATTAATAATTTTTCAGGATTACAAAAATTCGGTTATAATTCTGCTGTAGGAACATCTTTTGAAACAATATGGGATAATGGTTCAACTTATACTTATCCATCATCTGCTGGAACTGCTACTGCTACATCTTCTAATACATCTGCTGACAACACAGGAACAGTAGAAATACAAGGTTTGGATTCTAATTACGATCTAGCTTCTGAAACATTAACTATTGGTGGTAGTGCTGGGTCAACATCTTTTATAAGAGTATTTAGAGCATTAATGAAAACTGCTAACACAGGCACAGCTAATGTTGGAGATATTACAATAACAGTTTCATCAACTACAGTTGCTAAAATTACTGCAACTTATGGTCAGACATTAATGGCTATATATACAACACCAAGAAAAGTAAGAGGTTATTTAGTTCAATTTGATTCTGGTATGTCTAAACAGAAAGAAGTTGAGTTTAAATTTATGACTAGAGAAATAGATGCTGGAAATGTTATGAATGTAAAAGCATTTCAAACTAGCTTCGGTTCTCCTCTTAGAATACCTTATGTAATACCTGTAATAATCCCACCTAAAACTGATATAGAAATACAAGCTAAAGCAGATGCCACAACATCTATTTCTGCTGGATTTGAATTAGTTTTAGAAACAATAGATCAAAGCTAATGACTAAGAAGCCAAGAACTACAGGAGAACATATTGTAGCTTTATATGGCCATATTACAGGATTAAAAAAATCAATAGACAATTTAAAATTAAACCACATAAAACATCTGCATGAAGATGTAGAAAAAATAAATACTAAATTTGATAAATTAATTTTTTGGATTGTTGGTGGAGTTGGTGCAGTTGCTTTGTTGTTCTTAACCCAGATACTTTACATTTTGACTAAATAGTTATACAAGTAAAACTTGTATGATTTATAAAAGTGTTCTTATTATTTCTGATACTCACATACCATATCATGTAAACGAACTCTTACCTTATTTAAAATTGTTAAAAAAAAAATATAATCCTGACAAAATAATTCACATTGGAGATGAAGTAGATAAACACGCAATGTCATTTCACGATAGTGACCCTGATCTTCCTAGTGCTGGAGATGAATTAAAAATGTCTTTACCAATTATAAAAGAACTAGAGAAATTATTTCCTAAAATGGATTTGCTAGACTCTAATCATGGTAGCTTAGTTTATAGACGAGCATTTAAACATGGAATACCAAAAGCATATATAAGAAAATATAATGACTTTTTACAAGTTAATAAAAATTGGGTTTGGCATGATGATTTAACAATAGATACTCCACTTGGTAAAGTTTATTTTTGTCATGGCAAAACAGCAGATGTTTTAAAATTAGCACAAAGTATGGGCATGAGTTGTGTGCAAGGTCATTATCATAGTTTGATGGGTGTAAGGTACTATGGAAACAGTTTAGGGCTTTATTTTGGTTTACAAGTTGGTTGTATGATTAACAATAAATCACTTGCATTTAGATATAATAAATTACAGAAAGCTAGACCAATTATAGGTTGTTCTGTTATACATAATGGCCTACCAATCATAGAACCTTTTATAAAAGACAAATCTGGTAAATGGATAGGTAAACTCTTATAAATGAGCCTCAAGAAGCCACACAGAGCCACAGAGAAAGCTACTGACAAGCAAATAGGTGGAGATCATTATAAACTACCTATAAGCCCTTTAAAATTTATCTTAGCCAATAATTTAAACTTTGTTGATGGAAATATAGTGA